AGGTTAGCACGGTTTAAGACGTCTGCCCAAGTGGGGACAACCCTACCGTTTGCATCAACGACTGACTGATTGAAGTTAAAGCCGTTGAGATTAAAAGCCATAGTGCTGACTCCCATACTGGTGAACCATATGCAAACGACTGGGAAAACAGCAAGGAAGAAATGAAGGCTGCGACTATTATTAAAGCTGGCGTATTGGAAGATAAGTCTCCCAAAGTATCCATGAGCCGCAACGATATTATACGTCTCTTCCTCTTGGCCGAATTTATATCCATAGTTTTGTGAATCAAGCCCAGTCGTTTCACGAATAAGCGAGGAAGTAACGAGACTTCCGTGCATAGCAGAGAATAAAGCTCCACCGAATACCCCTGCAACACCGAGCATGTGGAAAGGATGCATAAGAATATTATGTTCTGCCTGAAAGACAAACATAAAATTGAAAGTCCCTGAAATACCAAGAGGCATACCATCACTGAAACTCCCTTGTCCAAATGGATATACGAGGAATACAGAAAATGCTGCTGCAACAGGTGCAGAATAAGCTACGCAAATCCATGGTCTCATCCCTAGTCGATAACTAAGTTCCCATTGTCGTCCCATGTATGCTGAGATACCGATGAGAAAGTGGAACACAATAAGTTGATATGGTCCTCCGTTATACAACCACTCGTCGAGGGTTGCAGCTTCCCAGATTGGGTAGAAGTGAAGACCGATTGCATTGCTTGACGGGACAATGGCTCCCGATATGATGTTGTTTCCATAGAGTAATGCTCCTGAGACAGGCTCACGAATACCATCTATGTCAACTGGTGGCGCAGCTATGAAAGCTATGATAAATGCTGTTGCAGCGGTTAATAGTGCAGGGATCATGAGTACACCAAACCAACCGACATAGATTCGGTTGTTGGTACTCGTAGTCCAGTCACAGAAACGCTGCCAGTTGTCAAATGGTTTGGTTAATGTGGCTGTAGTCATTTATAAAAAAGTTAAAAGATTCCTGGAATGATTTGTCCAGTAGTTATGTATGCACCGAGAGCAGCAACAAAGCCAAGCATGGCAAGTTGTCCGTTAGTTCTCTCAGCTTGCTCCATTAAGAAGTCTTGTTCGTTGTCGTTCATAAGTCTTGGTGGTGTTTCTTTGGCAAAGATATTTTGCTTACCGTATTCGGTAATAGTAGTCATTGAAATACAAGATAGGTGATAGGCGATGATGAACTGTCAGGTCGCCATGACTATCTATTTTTTAGGACCGTAAGTTTTTACATATGTATCGTAACTTTCTTTCCTACCTTTCCATGCTTCATGGAATTTTTTAAACATATCAGTGTAATCCTTTACACCTTGTTTTACTTTGTTTACTACCATAGTTAGAAATTAATGTTGGATCGTGCAATTTTATTCATTATTGCATCACGATAAGCAGGGTCATCATCGTAACGTGAATCTTCCATAGCCTTAACCATTTCAGCTTGGCTTTTAAATACATCAGCAGTTGACTTAGGTGCTTTACCTGTAATCATCTGTCCGTCTTTACCAACCTTATCTTGATATTTTAAAGCTATGGATTGTATAGCAAAGTAAGCAGCCATAGGATTTCCTGAATCCATAACTGCATCATACATTTTAACCTCTCGTTCACTGATATTTTGGTTTGCCCAAGACATCATATTACTATAATTCTCTTTACCACCAACTAACCCTTGTAGTTGCTGCTCTTCTTGTGATGTAAATTGTCTTGTCTGTGGAGTATTTTGAAAGTTAGCCCTCTGTTCCATTGCCATTTTAGCAAGTTCAACAGGGTTCATTTTTGATAACTTTTCAAAAGTTTCTTTAGATACTTTATTCTGAGTTCCTTCTTCCCAAATCTGATCTAAAAGATTTGGTTCTGTATTTTTTGAAGATTTATTTTCTGGTTCATTATTTGATTTAGGTTCATCTGAAACTGGCTCAGATTTTTCGCCTAATTTTTTTTGGAGTTCTATGTGAGCTTTCTCTAGCTCCTCCGCATTTTTATATTTACCTGCTAAAAGCTGTTCTTGTTCAGCTTCCATTTTCTCTCCTACTTCTAGAGAGTCTTGTTCTTCTTCATTAAGAACCTCAGTATTTTGAGGCTCTTCATATGATAATGTTTGTTCGTCACTCATGCTTGATCAGGTGGGGTTGTAATCTCTCCTTCAGTAGGAGCTAGTTGCTGTGCTAATGCAGGGTTTTTAGAAGGATCCATCATTGGAGTCTTCATCATTGCAGCTTGTTGTTCACCTTGCTGCTGTTGCATAGCCATTTGTTGTGCTTGCTGCTCTTGAGCTTGTATCTCTTGCATTGATGTAACAAGGTTTAATACATCTATTCCTGATGCAGCAGCTAATCGTTTAATTACTTCATCTGGTTTAATAAACTTTTGTACAGCTTCTGGTCCCATTGTTTGAGAAACAATAGTTAAGAACTGACCTAAGCTTTCCCGATCCTGTCCACGTCCAAGTGCGTTAACACCTGCAACAATAGTAGGTTTAACAATATCCTTTGGTAGACGAGGTATCTTTCCAGACTTTTGAAATTGACTAAGTATTCTATTTAGGTATGGTAATAAGAACTCAGTAGTTAGTAGTGAGAATAGACCACCTAACTGTTGTTCTAATTCCATCTGTGTGAGGCGTACCTCTTCAGCTGTTGTGCGTTCGGATTGTCTGACTTGCATAACTAGGAACGCTTCATTAAGTCTACGTTCTAGTTGTTGCATCATTTCAAATGCAGTTCTAAAGTCAGCTGTCTTACCTACCTGTACAACTCCTATGTCATCAGGTCGTCCTTGTACAATAGCACCGTTACCTGCGTTTGCAAGGGTACTGGGTTTGGTTGTACTTGAAGGTGAAACTGTAAACACAACTTTTGCTGCAGCTGCTGACCCTTCTACTAAGGCTTGGGACAGAGCTTCTAATGATTTTAAGTCGCCAATAAACTGACCGACTCTACCTCTTCCGTAATCCTCTCCATCCACTGTATTAAATCTTAGTGGAATCCAAGGTGATACATCAACAGGTGCTTTCCCGTAGGATTTTTCTAATATCTTTCCATGTACTTCCTGATGCCAGACGTATCTGTTGTTGTCTCGTTTGATGTGGGTGTAGATATCGCACTCCTCAACTGAATCATCAGATCCATCAACCACTGTGTCGTACTGATTAAGTACATCTTCAGGTAGTTGATCTTCTATTAATTTCTTAGCAATTGTTTCCTTAGTAATTATTTCAATCACATTGCCGTTACCATCTCGTTCTACAACGTAGCGGTTAAGCGGATAAACTTTCAGACCAGCCTTATCCATAAAGATAAGTGCATTACCTGCTACTACTAAATGTAGAAGAGCTTCATGCACTACAACACGATCATTGGAAGATGCAATAGCTTCCAAGATAGTACGTTCAATCTTTGCAAAAGATAAGTCTAGTTCTGATTTAACCTGTGGACCAAATTCCTGACCAAGTTGACTTTCATCTACCTGTAGCTTGAAGAAGCTGGTTTGTACAGGGAGCATTGACTGCATTAATTTTGCTGCCAATGTCACTGCACCTTTTGCTCCAACACTCTGCCAAGGTGTAGGTAGATGTCTCATCCCCTTAGTATATTGATCCTTAATGATTAAATATGGAAGAGTTAATTCCGCTGCTTGTTCTGCTTCGTCTAGAAACTGGGTACGTTCACTTGATAAATAATCGTATCTAGTTTTTGCTGTCATTTTTATAAGTTAGACAAGTTTGTAGATAAAGATTTGAAACCATCCATATAACTATTAAAGTTATCCATTGGATTGTAAGCAGACATAACACCGCCTGGGTTCAAACCGCCGTAACCGTATTGACTACCACCGTAGCCACCACGACCACCCATTCCACCACCACCCATCATGTTCATCAACATCATAAATTTGAAGAAGTCTTCAAAGTTACCTCCAAACATACCTGATTTAGTATCAGTATCAGTAGCAGGTGTATCAGTAGTTTGGGTTGTAGTACCTCCAGGGGGTGTCATTGACATACCACCACCTGCAGGGTTAGCAGCTCCAGCAGGATTAGCAGGATTAGCAGGATTAGCAGGATTAGCAGGATTAGCAGGATTAGCAGCTCCACCAGGTAAATTTGGATCGATATAAGGAGGAGGAGGCTCAGTGCCACCAGGAGCAGGAGGAGGAGTAGGTTGTAGAGGTGCAGTACCAGGTGGTAGTCCATCAGGGTTAACGTCTTCTAAAGGTGACCAACCTAAACCTGGAGTTCCACCAAGACCGACATTATTTGCTCCACTCATGGGACCACCAGCACCAGCTTCAATCAAAGTGTTGTAGTGATCTGTAAATTCACCTGAATTTTTATCTACAAGACTAGGTAACTCGTTTCTCGCACTATCAATAGCAAAGTTTCCATCAACTTTTCCATGTAAAGCTTTATCTACTAGTAAGCCTTGGTTTTTTAAAGCAATATCAAATATATTATCGGCTTTTGTTTTGTTCTCGTCTAGTACAACTTGGTTTATGTTATTAGGATCTAAATCACCTGAAAGGATTCTATCCAGATAATCTTGAGCTTGATTCTCACCTTGTAAACCCATTAGGTTTCGGTTCAATGTTCCCTGTACTTGTACCATGGCTTTAGTAGGATCTATATTTCCTGCATCATCAAGCCATATGTCTTTGTACTTTCTATCGTAGTCATCTTGAGCTGCCTTTAAACTATTCTCAAGTTGTTGGCTTATTTTTAATTGAGATGCTTTCTGAGCTGGAGTTGAATTAAAAATATCATCATAATTGGTAGCCATCTATCCTTCCTCACTGATACGAGTCTTTATCCACTCGACTACTGATCGTTGACCAGCTTTATACATAATTGTTTCCATTTTTTCATTAGGGTTAGGGTTGGTTGGTGGATATATTTCCTCAAGTTCAGCGAGGATTGACTCTAAGTTTGGTCCGAGGATTGACTCAAGAGTATTGGGGGAGATTGACATTACTATGTTCAAAGAAGGCTGGCATTCTTGCTGACTTAGTTTCGGAAAGCTCTGGAGCTTTGCCTTCATACATAAGTCGATCACTGGTATCCAGCCAGAATTTTTTGCTTAAATATTTATCGCCATAGGTATTCTTACCTAGTGGCTCCATGATCCAGTTAATCGTGGCCTTCCTAAGTTTGTCCAAAGATTGACTAGGGCGTAAACCCATATCAGCACATACGAGGCTATTAGCGGCCACGTGTATTTGTTCGTCTCTGGATATATCAGCTGATACCGTTCTGAGACCAGCATCGCCATTAAACCTAAAAAAAGGCAAAAGTACAAAGAAGATTGCACGTTCTGCTACTAATGCTTTACAAATTGTGTGATCAGGATGTGCTTCCCACGCATCCCGTAGTCGAAAAGCCTCTTGTTCAGACTTCTCATCAACGCCTATTGCGTTGGTTATATAGCCAAGGGCAAGATCATGTTTGATCTCATCCTTGACATTAGATTCTAAGAGTTTCCTCGCAGATGGGGGAACCTCTTTTTCAAGTGCTTCTGTAATGAAGTCACCCACAGGTAGCTCCATGTGCCGTACTGCGAGAGCACGGTAGATGGTTTCTTCTGCTCCATCTTTTAATTTACCAGCTTCGGTTTGGACAGGTGTCCATGTTCTCTTTCTATTGAGTAACTTATCATATGGATTCATTCTTGACAATCGCATTGGGGTTCGTTTTCTAGAATCCCTTGCAAGTAATCTTGGACTTCATCTTCATCTAATGCTGCATATGCACTTGACTTATCTTGAACGTCACCCATTACCTGTAAGGAATAATAAAGTGATGTCTGGGGGCTGTCTAGCCACTCTTCCACGAAGCTCTCGTCATATGTAACAACATCGCTCCAGCTATTAAATGAATAGCCGTGAAGAAGCCCTGTATGGTTCAACATATACATTAGTTCGTCAGTTACCTTTTTATAGGCATCCCAACCAACCTCTGAGGCAATTTCTACATCACCATATTCATATGTTTGAACTCCAAAGGTTCCTGAGTCTCTATCTACACTCCTAGCTATAGGAGGTGCTATCTCAGGTGTACAAGTAAAGCCTTCTCTATCTTTACTCTTATACGAACAACTTGCGGTAGGAGCGATAGCAAATGCTCGATCCATATTATAATCTCTAGCAATTTCAGCCGCACTCTGAATGCCTTTATAAAATTCTGCAGCTAATAATCCAGCTGTACCAAGTCCAGGTATGCCATCATTTACTGCTTGTAGTGCATCACCAAACTGTTTGTAGGTGATGTTGTTTTGCCTTAGTAAGTTTGCTAACCCAAGGCATCCAAGTCCAACTTGCCTGTCGGTCTCACTGGGGAGATATTCTCCAGAACTTCCAATGCCTGTTTTGCTATGGAGGTCGCACAAACTTCGCATACCCTCAACAAAACCTTTTGACACGTCGGCGATTGTACAGGCACCGAGATTAACGTGTTGGAGGAGGCAAGTTCCTCGTGATGGCAGGTAAACCTCAAGGCATACGTTGCCTCTGATTCTTTTTCCATTTTTATCGTGTTTAATTTTATTTAACCATATATCTCCAGATTTTATTCCGTAGATGATGGCTTCTTGAACGAGTTTATCAGCCTCAGACCATTGTTTTGGTGTAAGGTTGACGCATCTTTTGATCCAAGGGAGTTCTGATCTAGGAGTTGTAATAAAATCAATGATATCGGGATGGTCGATATCAAGATGAGCAACCACAGCACCATTTTTGTATACTCCACCACGTCTGAGCGTTTCATTTAATGTTGAGTAGATTTTTGCAAATGAGACTGGTCCAGAGGCAGTAAGCCCCTTTCCATTTTCTGATCCCTTTCCACGGATTTTAGAAAGGTGTACAGCACAACCTGCCCCGAACCGCAAAGCGTGTGAAACAAATCTCCAACTTGCTTCGATTCCATTTGGCCCCTCCATTGAGTCTTCTACTACGAAGACAGTGCATGACACTGGTAGGCGGGAGGTGGGATCGTCTATCCATGATTGAACCCGACCAGTTCTAGATATTAAATTTGTCATTAGACAAGATCACTTAAAGTAGGTGGTTTGTAATTTTTGCTCTTTAATACTTTACCGTCCTCTCTATAGATAGGTTTACCACCTTCATCTAGTTTGGACATGTTACTTTCATGGACTCGACGTAGAGCTTCGTCTAAGTCCCATCCCATATTTGCTGCATATTGATAGCAGACATATGCAAGATCACTCAGTTCTTTAAGAGCTTCCTCACGTAGAACTAAGCTATCTCTAAATAGCATACCTTCTGCCTCTAAAAATTCTTTAAACTCTTCAACGATCAAATTCTTTTGCATATTCCGTGATGGCAGCTTCGTCGAGTTCTTTACCCCGAATGCATTCCTGAACTCTTTGGCTTGTTCTAAATTCGACTTCATTTTTTAAGTAGTGGATAGCTTTTTCTAGGTCATCTATGTCGTCAAATTTGTGACCAGCACGACAGACATATTTAATTACATTTCCTAAGTGGAAGTTTAAGGCTTGATCACGTACAAAATCCCAAACTTGGATTGTTCCACGCCTGTAATATTCTGGTCCGCTTTCATTGGTGGTTTGGGCCATTTTTTCAATAAATTTGTTAGACTGTTAGATAGTACAAAGTTTTGTTTTTGTAAGGCAAGGAAGACGGTTTTAATATCTTCCCTACTTACATCTGGATGGTCTAAGTAGTCATCAACTAGACGCATTTTGAACTGTTGTTCAAGCGTCAATTCTGTAATCGGGTTGGGGATTCCAGAGTAAGGGTTTTCTTTTTTCGTGGTCATAATCCTCTGTAGTTAATATTCTAGCTAAACGTGCATTAGTTAAAGCTACTTCTTCAGATAAGTCTTTATCTTTGAATGCTTCAACTACTGTTTGCCAGCTATATCCTTTTTCTTCAAATAAGGCTGTAGCACGCTTAACTCCTATTCCAGGTACGCCAGCATACCCATCTGTATTATCACCTGCTAGAGACTGTATAAGATGCCATTTAGCACCATCCGTAGGCGTGATTGTGACAAGTTCATCAAAGTTATATAGCTTGCCAGTTATTTGTCTCATGTCTTTATCAGGTGAGGCTATTATATTACCCTTATGTTGGGTCGCATAAATTCCAAGGGAGTCATCTGCTTCAAGTGTGGGCATCTGTATTACAGGGTACTCATCCTTAAGCTTATTAATAACACGCCTATAGCCACATGGTTTTTTACGGTTACGGTGTCCTTTATACGAAGGTTCAATCTCTTTACGGAAATTAGTGCTATCACTAAAGAATAGTACCACATCAGTGTGCGGTGTAAGCTCTCTCTTGATACGTTCTATCTCACGTTTGACACAACTGTAAGCTTCAGAGAATAAAGATGTAACAACTATAACATCATTACCATAATCAATCTCTGATTCAGCTGCTGCAGTACATTTATATACTACAAAGTCAGCATCAACTAAGATTTTCATAATGATTAAATACCTCCATTGCTTTCTCAGTACGCCTTTTACCAAAAAAAGGCATAAATAAGTTTAATATTCTTATTACTTCTATACGTTTACATGCTTGCCATCTATAAGTTGGTTTACGTTTAAACCCATCACTTTTTTGACAGGTATGAGGACCACGCAGGTTTCCATAATCAACAATTCTTACAAAATCTTCCATGACATCTTTATCTGTCATTTCCATAACTAATTTTCGACTGTTCCTATCTTTAGATATACAGCCTTCGCCTTCAAACAAACCAGCAGCCCATGCTATTTCAATGGACTTCTGACCAATTTGTTCCAGATTTAGATTCTGCTGCGATTGGTATTCGCATTTTGTAGTACTCACCAGATCTAACTGCTGAGTTTTCGAGGGTGAACTTAAGATCATTTACATAGGTGGGTTTACATTCAAATTGAAGTTCATCATGTACAAATGCTAATTGATGTGCATCTATACCAACTTCTTTGATCATTTGGTGTGCTATCAACATCCAACGCTTAGCAATTACGCCAGCTGAACATTGTAACAAATAGTTAAGAGCTTTGTGTTCACTGTCAACTAAGATTTTTCTTCCGTCGATAGCCATGATCGAGCCTGTGGAAGACCGCTTCTTAACAGCCGATAGCAGTTCTGCCAATCCAGGGATGGCTTTGATGAACGCTGAACGTACTTGTTTTCCTCTAGCTCTTGCTTTATTTGTCGATAGTTGTTTATCGACTGAGAGTCCGATTTTAACATCACCTGCTCCATATAAGAAGGCATACGTGACGGTCTTAACATCCCGTCGGGTTATGCCGATTTTATCAGCGTTAACTTGGTGTATATCTCCGTTCAATAAGATGTCAGCATATCTACCATCGTCATAACGAGCTAGGTAGTGGGCTAACATTCTTAATTCTATTCCACTTAAGTCAGCACCTACCATAGATAGGTTTGGACTAGCAGTAAATAGTTTTCTAAACTCTTCACCAGCTGGAACCTGCCCGAGATTCGGCTTACGGTGAGCACATCTAAATGTGTTCGTAGAGACCGAGCAATGATGATGGATTCTACTAGAGGTCGTACACAGCTTGAGCCATGCGTTCACGCCTTCGGATATCATTCCTAACGCTTTTTTCAGTTCCAAGCATCGGAGAAATTGAAGAGCTATATCCGTCCCAATTTCCTTTAAGACTATCTCGTCTATCACGGGCTTTCCGTTCGAGCTTATTAATGAGGGTTTCCAACCATAATGTGTTTGGAGTATCCATGCAATGTGATCTCTTGATGTGGGATTTAGTTCTTTTAAGCGTGTAAAGGTTGCTCCTTCTACATAACCTGATGTTTGGTTATTTCGTTTAGGAGTAAATTCTGATCCTGCAATGAAAGTATACCTGTCTCGTAATACTTTAGTAAGTTCCTCCAATTCTTTTCGGAGACGAGATTCAAGTTCCCATGCAGAGCGTTCATTAAAGTACCATCCATGTAGTTCCTGTTGGGTGAGTATTTGTGCAACTGAATGCTCTAACGAGCACCAGTCAGGTAGGGGTGAAAGTGGTCGCATAATTTCTTGGTAACTTCAACGTCTTGAGCACAGTAATCCTCCATCTCTTGACTCCACTCAGACCAATCACTTGTCTTACCAAACTCCCCTTTATATTCTCCTAGACGATAGCCATAACTTTCTAAGCTATGTCTTCCATACAGCTTTAATGGCATAAAGGGCCACTCATGCTTAAAGTCTATGTCATAGAGATTTGGGTGGTATAGACGTGATAGAAGAAGAGTGTCAACAATACGAGAACGGGGAGTGAAAAAGTTATATAGTTTGCTAATACACGGGATGTCAAAACCAATAATGTTATGACCAACAATCGTGTCAGCAACAAGTAACTTATTAAGTCCCTCAGTAATGGAGTATTTGTTATTCTTTTCATCGTTGTAAGTTTCTATCTCGTCAGTAGTGGAATCATAAATTGCTATGCAATGGATACGTGTAACATCGTTCAGCAGACCATTTGTTTCTAGGTCGAAAACGAGTGTCATTTCTTTTTCCACTTATAAGTCTTATCTTTAAATTCAGCTTTCTTTACTTCTTCCTCAGTAGGTGGGTTAGGTTTTTTAAGATGCGTGTACCAAGGGTGTTCGTAATCGCTACCTTCAAAAATCCGTGGTCTCCTGTCTTTCGCTGGTTCCACGAAGAAAGGATGGTTTCGTAACATCATGCTCACTAAATCTGCAGTTGGATAAGTCATATTTTAAAGTACAGGCTATACCTGTCTCGCCTGAATAACGGTTCTTAAGGACTCTAAGAGTCGTATCGCCTCCTCCCTCTGTGGACTGCTGGTCTCGTTCAAGTCCAACAACCGCATCTGAGATTTGAGATATGCTATGAGATCCTCTAAGTTGTGAGAGAGACACTCGCCCTCCCTCTTCATGTGATTTTTTATCATTACTTGTACGTCTAAGGTGGCTAACTAAGAATAGAGTAATACCAGTACGTTCAACTAAGCTGCGTAGCTTAGTCATTGTCTGATCTATCATACGTCGCTCGTCTCCATCTAGACCACTTAATAATATACTAAGGTGGTCTAAGAATATAATACGACACTCCAATCCACTGGCAAGGTACTCGATCCGATTGTAAACCACAGACGGGTCAAAACTGCCAAAGCCATCAAACATGTAGAGGTTCCAATTAGCAATGGTATTATGAAAATGTTCTGTGAGTTCCTTTTCACTGTGCTCTCCTAAATGTAAGGGTTTACCAACAGCTGTGGACATTAATCCAAGTGCTGTCTGTCTATTACTTGCTTCAAGATCCAAAAATCCAACCCTTTCTCCTTTGTTGAGTAGGTGAGTTGCAATTTCACGAGTGATTGTGGATTTTCCCTGCCCAGTACCTGAAGTAAATGTGACAAGTGAGCTATACCTGATCCCTCGTAGCTTCTCGTTAAGTCCTTTGTAGGGGTAGTCATGGTCTGATTCTTTTTGGGGTGTAGTAACCTCCTTTAATAACGACTTAGCATCTACTATACCATCAGGCTGGTAAGGCTTAGCATCCCATATAGCTTTCCTTATAGCTTCTGCATCGTTCGCTTGTAAAGCTTCTGAAGCGTCTTTATAGGATTCCAATCTTGCGATTTTGACCTTCCCAGGTGGTAATACTGACGCAGCATCTTCCGCTGCTTTTCTTCCAGCATCGTCTCCATCAAAGAAGAGTATAATTTCTTGATACCCTTGGAATAACGGTATCTGTTTTTGAATATCTTTCTTAGCACCTTGTGCTCCATGAGGTAATG